GGAAATGAGTGTTCCGGCGTTGGCGGTTTGCGGGTTGATTTATCGTTCGATGTTGTGTTATATATTCAACATTGAACAGCATGTCAAGCGAGACAATCAACCTTGAGTGAAATACTCATAACGCCCGAGCAGTGCCGCATGGCGCGCGCTGGCCTTGGCATGACTGCAGAAGCTCTCGCCGAACGCGCTCAGGTGTCCAAAGTCACGCTTTCAGACTTTGAGATTGGCAAGCGTTCGCCGCATCCTCGAACCCTCGCCGCGATCCGCTCCGCACTAGAACAGGCCGGCGTCGAGTTCATCGAGGAGAACGGCGGCGGGGCGGGCGTGAGGTTGAGGAAAGGACCAAAAGCAGCGGATGGTCTCGGGAAATGACAGACGACCAGCCCTCGATCACTGAGTCCGATTGGACCGATACCGACGCCCCTGCCGAAGGGCAAATCGTCCAAGTGCGCGCGCAAGACGATCACGGCTTCTATGTGCTGCCATTCATCGTCATCTTCCACAATGACGAATGGTGGAACGCGCGGACCGAAGAACCGCTGGATTGCTATGTCGCCGCCTGGAGGCCCTTGAACGGCCTAAAGAGCAATGCTGGGTGAGCCGAAGCGTTTCGATCCGGCGGGCGGCGTCGAGTTCATCGCCGAGAACGGCGGCGGGGCGGGCGTGAGGCTGCGGAAGGGCGGGGCGGGATAGGCGCGAAGATGGTCTCACGCGCAAAAGCACAGTTCCGCCAGATTCCTGCGTTAACCATTTCGCCGCCCAAATTCGAGGATGTTTCGAGATGTTATTCAGCGTCTCGCCCTAATGCCCGGAGGAGTAATCGCACATGCTCAAATCTGATCCTTTTCTCCTTTCCGCAGCGGAAATAGCGACCACGGAAACGATGCGCGCAGACGGGACGATCCCACAAGATTGGCGTTACATTGACATTCCCTGGCAGCACCCGGCGATTTTCGACAAGATCGTCGAGATTGGCGGCGCTGATCTGCGGGTTCTCGACTGCGGGCAGTGCGACGAGAAAAAGCGCGGGCAAGTCGTTTTAGGCCCGGAAGCATCGAAGCGGATCAACGAGCGAGCCTTCGAAATTCGTGTTCTTTTCAAGACGGCTGCCTATAAAACCAAAGTTGCCGCATTAGCGTCTGAAAAAGCGGCCTGATCGCTTTACTCAGTTCGTCTTCGCCAGCGCGTCCAGTTCCACGCCCTTGTCGAGCGATGTCCCCGCTACTTGGTCAAGATCGTCGCCAAGGGCTTCGCCCCGCGCGGCGGCGCGGCGGATCGTGCGCTCGTCTTTGCCCGTGGCGTCGGCCGTCGCTGTAACGAATGCGACGGACAATTTGTCCGTTGCATTTTTCCGTGCCCGGTCTCGAACGCCGCCGGGCGCAAGCTCGGCAATGTTTTAATCGCGCGCGGCAAAGAACGCCGCGCCGTGGCGTCGGACAAATCGGCCAGCTTCCAAGTCTAGCGCGCACACAAATGTCTTAAAAAGCTCGTCACTCAAGTCTCGCGTGATTAAAGACGCTATGTCGGACGATGCGGCCCGGACGACCTCGCTTGCCGCGAAACGGCTCGCCCCGCCGGCGACGTAGCCTGCCACGGCGGCGCGCTTCCAGTCCGCGAACGTGACCACGCGCGCCTTGCCGGCGCTAGAGGCGACTGTCGACATGGCGCGTAACCTTGCTCTGAAAGATTGCTTCGATTTGGCGGATTTCGTTGCGGGAAAGGCCGCCGGCGATACCTCTTTCGACAAGCTCCGCGCATGATGCGCCGCTTGCGGCCTCGATTTCGTCTTGCGGCCAATTATAGATCATCACACGCGCAATGATCTTTGCGGCCTGATCTTCCGCTTCAAGTCGTAAGTCTTGGAACGATATTGTTCGAATTGCGCCGCCATTCCGTCGCGACAGCACGCGGGAGAAGTTTCGACCAATCTCTCGCGCGGTCGCCGTCTTTCCATTCGTAGAGGCTTTACGAGCCCAATTATTCAACGGCGACAAATCTATTCCGGCGGATCGTGCCTCAATAATTGCCCCGCTATTAGCCGGAACAGGAACGACGCTCGCCTCCAATAACCTACAGGACAGAAAGTTAAGTCCATCGGGGCGCGAGCGATCATTCGCGCGCTCGTATTTCAGCGGAAACCAGCTAATACTCATGGAGTTTAAATACTTTCCTCGAATAAGCTTGTAGACCGTATCAGCGAAAGGATAAGTTTCGGGATCGGCGAATTGCATCGTTCCCATAAGTTGCGTGCCTCGCTTCCAAGTTGAAAGCATCCGCGCAATGGGCGGCGAGGCGTCATCATGCGCGAATAGAACAGTTCCATTGTATTCGCTAGTATCAATTCCGTCCGTTTTGATGACGTGATTATCTAGTGCTACACGTTCATCTGACAATACAGCGGTTATAGTTCTATCTGTCTCGCTTGCAGGGGCTAGCGATTTTGCGAGTGTCCGGGTGAAGGGTTCCATTACTTTGTCTCCCGCAGCGCATTCTTAAGCGCGGCGTCGATCGCGGCGGAGAACGCCTCAACCGCGGCTTCAAATCGGGGCGAATACTGCGAGACGATGTTGTCCTCAGGCCGCAGCGCTTCATCATGCGGTAAGGCCGCAATTCCCGCGTCGACAATGGCGCTCAGGTTCTCGTCCGAGTCTAGGCCAGCAAGTACAAGCTCGCCAAGAGCATTGACAATGCGAACGGGAAAAAACATGCGAGCATGGCGCGCGGCGCGATTTGCGTAAGAATTTCTGTTGAGCGGTTTTTTTGGATCGTCTTGGCGGGTTTCGGCGGAAATCCTGATCTTCCGAGCATCGTCGGAGATTTGGCTTAATTTTGCACAATACTCACGGTAAAGCGGGTTTGCGGCCCTCATGAGCTCGCCGTCTATCGCGCCGATGCGCTTTTCAATTTCGGTTTGAGCGCCGACGCGAGCGAAATAGCTTAGGTCGGCTTGGCGCTTCGCATCTTCGAAGCGCTGCGCGGCCTCGTGGAAGGCGGCGAGGGTCTTCTCTTCCGCCGATTGAAGCTTCACAAACTCGCGCTCGAAAACGGCGAGCACAGCGGCGCGTTCTTTTGCTCGCGCTTGAGCCTTGGCGATCCGATCGACTTCGCGTGTTTGGTCTAGGTCGCGACCGAAGGGGCCGCGCCGTAGTTCGGCGATAAATTCTTCGTTGCTGGCAGTTTTCATCGTGTCTCCATCGCTGCCAGCATAAAGCGCGCGTTTGCCGGACACGAAAAGAGCCTATTTCATGTCCCGCAATTATCATTCAAATTCATAATGATGCGTCGAATTTGCTTTTCGGATGTTGGCGGATCACTCGCGCAAATCATGTCGAGAAGACGGTCCTGCTCCGAAAGCGAGGGGCGAGGGACGCGGCGTCGTCGGCGGGCGACGATCTCCGTCGAAATTTGCAAAGCCGTGAGGCCCGATCGCGCCAACTCGCGCATCGCGTCATCGCGGCGCTCACGTCGTTCCGCGTTCCACCATGCGTCACGCCCCGGCGCGGATAAGCCTAACGCATGATCTAGGGTCGCGCCGGCCAGTTGCCAGCCGCTCGTATTGCGCAAGACAGGCGCGGAACCAAGTCGCGTCGCTGTCTTCGCCCCCGAGACGCAGCGCAATGCGTCGAAGGGCGTTGATTGCCTCAAGTGGCGTCATAGCGCCAGCGGACGCCGCTGGCGCGCTTTCACCGCTCGGCGCCGCAGTGGTAGCGCACGAATCCGCTTCGGCGTTACCCAAAGAAAACCAATCCTCTCTGATTATATATCGAGCCCTGCGGCTCCGGATTCGTGAGCATGAGCGAGCAGGCCGTTAGGACGGAAATAAGCGGGTCGATTTTTCCTGTTCCGGCCAGCGCCTTAGTAATAAGCCGCGCGTTGCCTCGAACTTCCACGCGCGCATTTCCCACACTCCAATTTAGCAAGCTGGAGCCGCAATGTTTGAATAGATCATCCTCGATGGAACGCTCCAGCGCCTCAATCGCGCCCGTTAATCGCCAGCCTTGTGACACACCGCGCACATGTTCATCCACGTCGATCCCGGCCGCCGTCAGCACGTCGGCAAGGTCGCCGGGCTTCTCTTTGTCGACGCCAATTCCACACAATTTTCCGCTTTCCATCGCCGCTTCAACGATCTTCACAAGATCGTCGTAAACTTCGCTCGACGCGCTAACGATCTTCAGTTCTCCGGCCCGTTCGAAGTCATGGAAGCGTGAGGCTTCGCTCTGGCGCTGTTGCAATGCCGCCGGGTAGCACCATGACGTCGACCACGCGAACCAATGCCGGCGGCCCTGATCGTCCGTGACGCGGCCAAGCACCGCGAGCGAAAAAAGATCATCCCTCCCGCCAATATCGACGCCGATTACAAGCGCCTCCGAACGATCAATCACGCTGGCAAGCGTCAAGGACGCGTCGGCGGCGTCGGCCCACTTATCAGCGCCCGCCCAGCGAGAGGACCGAAGCGAAAGGCCGGTCTCCACGTTCATGTGTTTTGCGACGAATACTTGAACGGATTCGGCCCCGGTATGTTGCGCTTTTATCAACTCGTCTTCTAAATATTTGGCGTCGACAGATCGCCCAATGTTTGGATTACTGACGTAAAAGTTTGCAGGGTCGAGATAGGCCCGGTTCTCGATCATGTGCTTTGGAAATTCGAAAATCACCGGGAGGCTGCGCTTGTCGACAATCTTGCCATCGCGAACGTCGCGGAAATAATCGAGCTTGCTCTTGAACACGCCCGCCGGCGGCTCGTCAGATTGGGTCGATAAGTAAATTACGAACCCTTCGGGCCGCGAGACCAGGCCGCCCGTCGCTTCGCGCAACATGTTCTCGGCGTTGGCGCGCTTGCCAAATAACCAAAGTTCGTCGATTAGAACGCCGGTCGCTTTCTTGCCGGAAACAGTTTCGGAATCCGCCGCAATAACCTTCAACGTTGAGCCGGTAGTGCGATGCTCGATAATCTTTAGATGATCTCGAACTAACAGCAATTTTGTCAGGCGTTCGTCGTTTCGAACCATCTCGCGCGCGGGTTGATATGAATTGTTCGCGATTTCGACCGTTGGCGCGACAATCAAAAATTCAGCGGACGGCCGGCCATTTCGAA